CTTGACATGGCGTTCCAGGCGTTGCAGGGCAACCCTCGGGGGATGCCCGTCCTGACGCCCATGGCCGTGCTTGGGGTCGCGGCGGCTCCCTGCGCTAGTACGCGGGTCGCTCGTGCCCTCATGCCGCCCTTGGCGGCCTTCTTCCGGCCATAGCCATTCGCATTGGCATTCTTCTTCTTGAAGCGGTTCCTGACACCCGCCATTTAGGCACTTTGCAAGAAAGCAAAAGAATAACGTGTTTTAATTAGGCACTTGGTAAAGCAAGGTCAAAAATATTTTTCGCAATGAGCAGCCTCCTGCCCCAAGATGCCGTAGCATTTCAACCCTTATTTATTTAGCGGCGGGTCTCATCAGTTGGCTCCGCGCTACACCTGCCACAACTATACACTGTACAAGTGCGGCAGGTCCTGAACACCCAACCCACCCGATTTAAGTAGTGCTCTTGAGCCAACTGGAAAAAACTACAACTCCTGCAAACAACGCGGGAGTTGGAAAAACGACTCCTCTGAGGAGTCGGTTGCGATAGTCTGCGCCCATATGCGCAATTTGCCCATGGTATTGAACGTCGGATCACTCTTGATCGAATTGCATATCATACGTTCTTGTGTCTTGTCTGACATGTAGTTCGTTTGCCTTATCAACCCAGCGCACTCATGGCCCTTGCCACGCTTTACAGCGTGAAGAACCAAGTCTCGCTGGGTTGTGTCATTCGAGTAGACAGGCAGCTCCATCGCATCGTATGATGCAAACACCGCGTCTACTGTCAACTTTACATTGTCATACCCGAACGCACGGCCTACTTCATCATATTCATTGAAGAAAAATTCGGCCTTGCATCCTCCCTCTTCCACAACCTTTTTCCTTAAACCCACAGCGCTGTTGTAAAATCCATCATGTATCGGCTCAATCCTGCCACGGAACATGGCCGCCAGTGAAAGAGCTCGTATACACGATAATGCTGTTCTGTGGGAATCAGGCATGTCTACGCGCGGCTGGGTGTGGGTTCCCAGCTTGCCAAGGTACCGCTTGATAGCTGGGCACCAGGGCAAGCTGAGATCGGTCTTCCCATCTTTTGCTAAGAAATGAGCGCCTATCATCTCCATTCGTCCGTCGCTGATGGCGTCAAACTTCCCGCTAAAGCCGAGCTCGCGCATGTACGCCTTGAACTGCGTCTTGTTTGCCTCACTCTTCATGTAGGCAGAAACGTCACCTCCAGCATCGTCTCCCTCAAATAGTCCTCTCCACATCATCACCCTTTCGGCGATCACGCCGTCCTCACCTGTGTAAGGCCGGCTAGTGTAGAGGTGATTGAGCGTGCCGGTTTGTGCACGGAATCTGCCCTCGTCATCCTTGCACAGCACGTGCTCAGGATTGCGCATGAGGCAGCACATGCTGGCTGTCAATTCATTTGCAAAATTTGCAGCTGAAGTCAACAGCCAGCCGCTGTCAAGGTAGAAATCTGGGAACTTAAGCGTGACTCGCTTTTTGTACCCGGGTACGGTGGCTCCGACCAAAGTGATTTTCATGACCATCCCGTGTTTCATGTCGTAATCAATCTTGGTCTTGTATTTGCCTCCCAATGCTCCTGAGTATTTCTCTGAAATAATGTTCGATATGTGTTGCAACACTTTCAGGACATTGGTCAGTGTGCCTGGACACCTCTCGTGGCATTCCATCTTTGTTTGGTCAAGCTCCCACAGTACTTTGTCTCCTTTGTACTCTGGTGGGTTGGTGGCCATCCTCTGCGTGAATTCGTCTAGCACGGCATCACGAGGCCTACCCTTGATCGACATATTGTGGAAAACGCCACGTTTGCGTCCAAACAAAAGGTCACTGAACACGGCTGCTGGCGCCTCTGCTAGCGTCATCAGATCAATGCCATTATTGACAACAGCCCGTGCGACCTTGCCATCTTTCGGTATGCCCTCAAACTTTCCAAATGCCTCGCGGGTCAGATTGCCGCGTGCAGAGCGTGACATGATCAACACGTCATTCAGCTCTAAATTGTTAGTGAAAGCATTTTCCATCTCTCCAGCTGTAAATCTTGATTTAGG